AAAAAAATTAACTCTAAATTTTTTAAAGATTAGGTAAATCTTAGTATATTTGTCTAGTATCAAAACAAACTATATGAAAACTCTAAAATTCGAAGGAAACATCACATTAGATGAAGTTTTCAACCTCCACAAAAAAGCAATATATGATAATTTAATAGCATCAGTCGAAAAGTCATGTATTGACTTGGAAGAGGCTGATGCAACTATCGTAAAGATTAATATCAATGATGATATCTATACAATAAATCTTTCTCAAGAAAAGTTTGTGAGTGGACTCCAAAAAGCACTCATATTTTATGAAGAGATAGAAGAGTATGAAAATTGTGCAAAGTGTTTAAAAATAATTAACTCAATAAACAGTAAAAAAATGGAAGTAAAATAACATGAATGAACTAACTAACGCCAAAAACAACGCTAGGATCCAAGAGATATCTGAAAAACTACTACTGCCTACTGTGCTTGAGTCTGATAGAAATGAATTAGCTAGTCTAATTTATCCAAAGCTTAAGTATTTTATTTGGAAGTTTTGTAAAAACGATATTGACACAGAAGAGGCTCTACAGTGGACTCTTAAGAAGATATTTAAAAACATCCATCAGTTCAATTACGAAAAGGGTCGGTTTACTACTTGGATCTACACAATTGCACGTAACGAGACACTTTTTTATCTCTTTCATCTAAAGAAAAACAGCCATTATAGCATTGATGCATTACAGTATACTTCAGATAGTGCAGATAACTTTGGAGAAATTCAAATATCGCATGGAGATCTAGACATGATCTATAACACAACAGTCTCAGAAATATACGATATACCCGATCCTTTGCTAAAAGGAATTGCTGTAGATAAAATGATAAGGAATAAAAAAGTAAAAGATATAGCTATAAAATATGAGATGAATGAAAACACAGTAAAGACAAAACTTAGAAAAATTAGGTCTGACTTGAGAGTCTCAATTCTAAAGAAGAATCCACAATTTGATGAAAAAATAAAAGCAATATTATGATTTTAAATAAACTAAATCCAGTTTGGGTAGTTACCTCACTCAAGAAAAACATAAACGAGTATTCGAAATACATAAAGTATAAAAAAATAATCTATAATCTAAATGAATCTGGAAAACTTGATGAAATTGGGTTTAAAACAGACGAAGATGCTAATCTATATTTAGGCGTAAACTTGAACCCTGAACTTCTACTCTATTCTGATGCTTCACAAGAACCAGTTGAGTTAAAGATGATATCTGAAAAAATGTTAAAATACAATGACTTCCTAACAAAGGAGGGGATACTTGACGTAATAACAGTCGATTATGATAGAGTTAAGAATGATTCTTTTTATGGTTATGTCCTACAGATTAAATTTAATTTTAGCAATTTTAAAAGGAGAGAGATCGTTTGGGCGATATCTTATTTTACAATTCTATTATTAGCTTCTGGCTCTTTACTTCTATCTTTATTACTTTAAGATAAATAAAATAACAAAATAAACTAACATGAAAAATTGGTTACCGTTACTAAAAACACACGCATGGAAGATTAGTACAATCATCCTACTTGTTCTCTATCTAGCAAAAGGCTGTACTCATTCTAGAGTAGCTAAGCTAGAGAAACAATATATTAAAGATTCAGCCAAAACACAAACTTTTCTTGACTCCTTAAGAAAAGAAGTAGCTAGCAAAAAGGAGGTTCGTGACGAAATGGAAAGAACTATGTTCAACTATTTAATCTATGAAGACGATCTAGATAAAGGTAAAAGTAGTTTATCTGAAATTAAAAATAAGATAGAGTCAAATGACTAACTGGTTTAGTAGAAACCAACACTTAATAATTAAGTTTGCGTTTCTAATTCCGATAATATCAGTTGCAGCTATTTCTATATCTCACGTAGTTAGCTGGTATGATTTAGCTAACCCAACAAGTTGGGCAATTTACCTGTCTATTGCTATTGAAATCGCTGCAATGTCTGCAATTGCGGCAGCTGCCGTAAAGGTAAGAGGGTTCTCCGTTTGGTTTGTTTTTATAATAGTTACATTTATTCAATTTATCGGTAATATCTATTTTAGTTATACTGAGATAGACGAGACCTCTAAATTTTTTACACAATGGGTTGAACTTACTTTACCAGTAATGGATTCTTTAGGTGTAGATATTACTAATGTAGCTTCACAAAAAAGAGTCCTAGCCTTACTTGAAGGCGGTCTTCTTCCGCTGATTTCACTTACTTGTCTACACTTCTTTATTAAATATGAAGGTAAGGATGCTATCTCTATAGCTAAAGAAATAGAAGATTTGCAGGAAGAGTTGAAAGAAGAGATAGAAGAGGATGAAGCTATCCAAGAGCAATTAGAAGAGCAATTAATTAGTAATGACGAAGAATCTAATGAATTAATTGAGATTGTAATTGACTCACAACCGCTCAATGAACCACAACAAGCTAGCAAACAGACTGTTGATTCGCCTCCTCTGACAGGCAGAGGAACTTTTTCAGAAGATTATAGAAAAAATACTAAAAAACCTGCAACCTTAAGTGAAAAGATGAAACGCTTTACTAGATGATGTCTTAGATAAATAAGAAAAAGAAGGCACAAAAAATACTACTAAATGGCAGTTCCAAACCTTAATGACATCTGTGATTGCTGTGGAGGCTATGAAAATCAACCGTTTATTCAATTATTCAACGATAAATGTTTTAAGATAGTTGACCAGAAAGACGTTACCGGAGACTTTTGTTTAGCCGATGTTTCACTAGCAGTAGACGGTTATACCTGCATAGGGCTTAAGTTAGAATCGAGTGGAGGTACTCTTACCTTATTTGATAATCAGGTGATAATTAACTCCCCAAGTCAAATACTAGAAAGCGAAAAAGAATACGTTAGAGGAATACTTCTTAAGATCACATATCCTATTTATGATAATAACTCTGAAGAGATTGCATTGACTGCAAAGTCAGTAAAACTTTCAATTGAGAGAGCTAGTGATATGCAGTCGTTAGAATATCCATTGCATAACTTATTCATCATGTTTATGAATCCAAAATCAAATGATCCAGAAGATCTAATAAATAAGATAGAGATAATAAACCCTAATGTAGATTATATAGTCAAAGTTTCTGCTCTTGTCTTATTTGGAAAAGCAGATTAAAAAATTTAAACAAAATGTTAGAAAGCGGCACAGAACTAATTACACTAATAAACAATACAGTATATTCACCAACTTTTGTTAGTACTGACAGGAGACAACCCAAGACGGCACCAAGTACTATTGGTTACTGGCAAATCGGTGAAGATCAACACTATGGTTTTTCAAGAGGACCAGTATTTAAGTTAGAATTTGCTGATTTATCTGCCGTTGACGCAGGTGTTACTCACATAAAGATATGGGGAATAGATAATGCAGACGATGACGCTCCAATATATCCAATTGGGTATTTTATCGATAATCCAATAATTCATGTATACCTTAAAAAGTTTCTATTTTGTGATAGCGTAGGTGATGCAGTTGATCCAGTAGAAGAATATACAGTCGTAGGATATAAGAAAAGAGTAATTCCTCTTGCTTGGTAATGAGTAAACTAAACGAAAATATGACTACTAGTGCCGTTGGGCAAAGGGACTTTGCTAAAGGCTTGCCTTTCTATGGAACAAAGGGCGACTTTAATTTTACTACTGGTCGTAGTCAGTTTACTCCAGGTGTTTCCATAAAACAGTCACCGTTGACTGATATGTCAATAAAAGGTGACCCTGGAATAAGACCCATTGATATTAAGATGGGAACCCTTAGAACATTTTTTAAACCAGGCGACCGTATACGTGGAATAGTTATAAATTCACACTCTTCAGGAAAACCTAAAACTATAATTGGTAAGCTCTATAAACTTATTCCAAATTATGCAAACGACACAGTTAGGGTATGGGTAACAGATCCTAGGACTCTAAAGATTACTGAAGTCTATGTTGACACCATTGAAAGAATGTATGAAAGTCGAGCCTTGACTTTCGAGCAATTCATTAACTCCTAGAACTATTCCTAATTTTTCGATATAATATAATAAAACAATATTATGCTAGACGGAATTAATGAAGAAGAGGCCGCTCGCTTCCTAGATGAAAAAGATAGAGAATCGGGGATAAATCAAGTCGAGCCTGTCCTTAAAGAAGTAGAAGTAAATCCCAATAACTTAGGAATTGTTGCTAGTTACTCAGAACTAAACGAGTTGTCTGGAGCTTCTGAATCTTCTTGGAAGATATTAGATATGTTAGGACTCCCATCTGGTGGAATGTTTTATCCGGAAGGATCTGAACTTTTATTACGACCTGCAAAAACTAAAGAGATAAGGCACTGGTCAACAATTGATGAAAATGACCCAATCGACGTAAGGGAAAAGATCAATTTTGTGCTTAACGCTTGCACTAAATTTTCAGTAAAAGGTAAAGGTCGTCCTCTTAATTTCAACGACTTTTTAGAAATAGATCGATATCACATTCTATTTAGGATACACGAACTTACTTTTCCAAATCAGGAAAACAAGCTTTGGGCAAACATAAAGTGCAACAACGAAAGGTGCGGACACATAAATAGGATACAGATAGGTAGTCAAAATTTGAAAGGATTTAGTTGCCCAGAAGAAATAATAAAATGGTATTCTGCAGAAGAGCGCTGCTTTAAAATAGTTTCTGAAAAATTACAAGAGACTATTAGAATCCATCTACCGACGTTTGGAGTAGATACTAGGATCAGACAACGTAAAGTTTTTGAAGAAAATTCAGGAACTGAAATAGACGACTCATTCTATGAATTTTCTCCGTATTTAGCAGGCGATTGGAGAACTTGTGATTCTTCTTATCTCTCTACATTAAAGATAAATTCTCAACACTGGCAACAGAATAAATTTGTCTTTATTCATAAGTTTACTAAAATGTTAAAGGAGGCAAGCCTTAACAAAGCAGGCTGCAAGTGCGAAAAATGCGGTAATATTACGGAGAGCCACATTTTTTCGTCAGGAAGCTTCACTGTCAAAGATATTTTCATTATTTCAGCTGGACTTGATGAACTTATTTGAGGTTAATACTCGATTAGCAGTGAAGCTTAACCAAAGCTTTGAAACTCTCTATAATATGGACTATAATGAATATTCGTTAATACTTAATATCGTAAATAAGGATACTGACGATGCGAATAATACTATGAGCACTGACTTTATACCAGACACACCGACTGGTCCAGTTAGGGTTAATCTACCTGATCACTTAAAACTTAAATAAATAACAAAAAACCTAATCTAAGTGAGCGAAAAACTGGCTGCATTTGCAGCTATTTATGCTAAAGAAGCAGCAGCTGATGTTGAAAGTAAAAAAGCAGACATCGTTGAGCGCACAGAGAAGCTAAAAAAAGCTACTGACTTATGGACCGCTCTAGAGGAAGAGTCCATCGGCTTAGGAATAGCTGATACTTTCAAAGCAGTATTTCCACAAGCAGGTGGAGATGTTATATCAATGAGTGGTAATACTGCTAATCCTAGTCTTACTAACCTCCTAGGTTATGGCGGCAAGTTTAAAGAAAGGGTAATTGAACTTTCAAAATTAAAGAGAGCTAAAGATAAGCTAGATAACGCTACCACTTATCTAGAAATTACGGAAAAACTTGCAGCTAGAGATCCAGAAAAATACATTGATGACTTAGGAAAAGCGCTTCTTACACTAGCGGCATCTGCTTCAGGTACAGGAAATAGCATAGATGAGCTTCTTAAATCAACTTTTAGCACATATGCAGGTTTTAAAGAAGTGATGGACTATGAGATTACTAATACACCAGGACCTCCAAATGTTAAATCTAGTCAAGAAGCATATGAAGTCTTAAAGGACAAATTTAAAGATGGCACAAGTTCAAGTGAGAAGACTGCTGATAAGACTACCGTTTCTCCAATAAATGAACCGCCTTCTGGCGCTCCTACTACTGCATCTCCAACAAACGGTGGGATAAACCTTACCTCTGGTGCAGAACCAAAGGGAGCTGAGAATACTACTGAGGGTATTGCTACTGTTACTGAAGGAAAACCTGAAATAGTAAAACCTGAAGTTGCACCTCAGCCTACAACTAATATCAACCTAAATCTAGAAAAAGGTCCAGAGTCACCAAGTTCTGGGGCTAGCTCTAATGTATCTTCCCAGTCAGTCATAAATACGACTAATATTTCTACTTCGTTGCCATCATTAGAACCAGCGGCAGCTAGTATTACTCAACAAACACTAGACTTAAGTAAAAATACAACCGGCCCGTCTTCTACTATAAACTCTCAAAGCGTAAGCCAGCCCACACAGACGACTGGTGATACTGTCTCTTCTGCTTCTAATTCTACTGTAATTAATGAAGGTCCTGCGTCTTCTAATAATACTGCTGTAGTAGAGAACACAACAATCAATCAAACTAGTGTTGAAAAGGATAAAAAGAAGCCAGGCTTTTTTAAGAAGGCTCTTTCTAAAGCAGGCGCACTGCTTTCACCGCTACTTGAAAATACTAGTGAATCAAAGAGTAGTATTTCTGAAATGGTTAAAGCTAAGCTCAATAAAGTCCTGCCTATAAATTCAGTCAATAATGTAGTTAATAACGATAAAAAAGAAACAAATAGTGCAAATCAGTTAAACTTAACTGAATCTTCAACGCAAATCGAAAACAATAAAACTAGTGTTGCTGGTGATTCAACTAACACTGCTGTATCTACAACAACTACACAGCCAATTATTGATGCAACAATCGAAAAAATTAACCCAACAGTTGAAGGGAATGCTACTACTGCAACTCCTGATGCTAAACCAGAAATACCTGCACCAGTCATTCCTCCTACTCAAAGTCCAACCCTAACTGAAATAAAAGAACCTAGTCCAGCTGCTGCAGAGAAATCTCCTAATCAGCCAAGCCAACCTCAACGAAGTTCTAGTCCAGACTTTTCATCTCTTGAAAAAAGACTAAAGAGAATTGAGATGGCTTTAACTAACCCATTAGAAGTAATAATAAAAGAACATTAAAGTTATGAAAAATGAAATAGAAAAACTAAAAAAGTTAACTAATGTGTATTCTGAAGTACATAGTGCACTCAATGAAATACAGAATGAAGTGATTCGTCTTGCTACGATGAGAAGCGAACTTAGTGAGGTTCTAAAAAATACTAGGTGTGAGGAAAAAAAAATAATAAATAAACTAGAAAAGACATATAACAAGAAGTTAAAATCAGATGATATTCTAGAAATAATTAAAA